CATCCATGTAGCCAGCCTCAGCCACAGCCGCGCCGGTGATGGTGATGGTGAGGTAGGCGTCCTTGGGCAGGGGCGCCAGCTTGGCCTTGATCGGTACCGGGATTTCGCCAACGGCACTCAGCAAGATGCCGGAGCCGAAGTAGGTGGCCGACTGGGGCAGGTCCGCGCTGTCCACGCCATCGGCGTAGGCGAAGCCGAACGAGGCCGTGACGCCCGCACCGAAATGGTTGGACACGATGGCCTTCAGGGTGTCGGGCACCATGCCAGCCTGCAGGCGCTGGGCCCAGATCACGTCATTGATCGCCAGTGCCACGGTGGCTTCGCGCGAGCGCAGAAGAATGCCGGTCGAACCCGTTTCGACAGCGAAGCGGTACACCGCGTCATTGCCGAAGGGCTTGTTTCCAAAGCGCGAGTTGCCTGCGCCGTCGAGGATGAGTTTGGCCATTTGAGGCTCCTTGATGGGTTGGGTTCAAAAGGAACGGGCCCGCTCTTGGCGCTGCCCGTCTGGCCTACTTACTGGCGGGCGCCGATGATGGGCACCACCGCATCCAGCACCGCAGCGCCGTGGTCGGTGTACTCAATGCGGTCGTCGCCCACGTTGACTGCAAAGCGGATCTTCGAAGCGCCCAAGACGGCACCGATCATCATCTCCAGCTTGTCGTCGAAGTCGTCTGGCGCCTCCTTCCAGAAGTACGGCCAGCCAGAATGACGGCTCTTGGCATAGGCCTTGGCCAGCGCCTGGCCACCCAGCAGGATGTTGCGGTCCACGGCGAACTTGTCGGTGAACGATGCAGGCACCTTGAAGGTGCTTTCCGTTTCGGAGTCGAAGGCGGCGCAATACTTGATGTCGTCGCCTGCGTAGAACCGGATCGGCTTGTTGGGCATCTTCACCAGCAGCGTGTTGCGCCACAGGGCGGCCTCGGGATTCGCAAACAAGGGGTGATCCTTGGCGTAGCGAGCGCGGGCCAGCGCATTGGCCTGGTACGTGCGGAAATTGGGGTCAGCCGCAAAAATGTTGTACGTCGCAGGCGAGCACAGCAGCACGCGGAAAGGGCTGTCCTTGGCGGCCTGGTCGGTGTCGAACTCCACGGGTGGAGGGGGCGACACCAGCTGGTCGAGGTAAGCCGTCAGCGAGTCGATCACACTCATGCTCACCACGTCGCCAGAGGTAATGTCCAGCTCACCAGCGTTGTTGACCGGGCGCGTCACGGTGCCGTTGTCCACGACAAAGTGGCGATTCTTGGTGGGGGCCTTCACGCGGTTGGTCACCACCCTTTTGAAACGCGGGTCGGATTCGAGCGGGATGCGCCATCCCAGGTTGTAGTGGGAGCCGCGAGCACCGGCCATATGGACGATGGACAACTGGTCCTCGTACTCGTCCATGGCACGCTGCAGCAGCGGCTTGGCCAGGCGGTGAATATCGACTGGGCTGCGAATCTCGTCCATCACGCTGCCAAGGTCGATGGGGAAGCGGGCTTGGCTCACGCGCAGCCTGTCCTCGGACAGTGTCACGCCTTCACCACGGCCTTCGGCCATTTCGCTGTCCATGATGGGGATGCCACCCATGGGATTCACGAAGTTGAACTTCACTTCGTCGCCCTTGCCCTTGCCCAGGTCCATGCAGCGGACGATAGGCATGTGCTGGGTGGACTGCTTGCGCAGAGTGGCCTCAGCGCCAGCGGTGCCCTTGGGCATCTTGCCGGTGAGGCGGTTCAGGGTGGTGTTGCGCTGGGTGTGGGTGGCAAACAGGCCGACGGCCTGGTCGACCATCGCCTTCGGGTCGCCATACGCCATGTGGGTCTTGTCGGTCACGATAGTGCTCCTTCTTCAACGGGACGCCGGATCGGCTAGCCGTTCCGGTTCAGATATGCCTCGATCTGCTCGGGAGTCCTGCCATCCAGGGTTTCCAGCAGATCGACTGCGTTCAGGTTCGCCAGCGCCTCGTTCCCTGTTGCAGGCCCGACTCGGCCGCCCGGAAAATCCGAGAGGCTGGTAGGCACTGCGGGCTGCGCCGCTGCAATGGCTGCCTTGGCGGCTGCCTTCGGGTCCACGCTGGGCGCGGGCGCTGGGGCGGCCTTGGTTGCACCGGTTTCTTTTTTGAACGCATCGAAAAGCTCGATCACCTGCGCTGCGGTGCCCTGCCCTTGCGGGTCGAGCACGGCGCGGTAGGCGTCACGCACAAAGCTGGGTTTGCTGTTGATCCAGCTGTCCAGCTCCTGGCTTTCCACCACCGAGTCCGCATCAGGGTGGGCTTGGTAGATGGCACCGTAGTGCTTCTCCAACTCGCTCATCTGGTGCTGCGCCGTGATCGGTGCCAGCTCCTGACGCAGGGCGCTAAAGCCTTGCGTCAGGCCCTGGCTGACCAACGTAGCAATGCCCTTCGCCATGGCTTCTTCGGAAAAGTCCCCGAAGATGGCCGGGTCCACCTCACCGCTTTCGAGCGCCTTTTGCACGATGGCTGAGGCGTTGTCGGCTGCGGTCGGTGCTACCCCTGCTGCGGCGCGCTGTTCGGCCTGGGCGCGTAAAGCGGCCAGTTCGTCCTGCGCTGCCTTGGCTGCTGCGCGGGCTGCCTGCTCGGCTTGGCGTGCTTCTTCCAGCTTGGAGTACGGGATGTGGTGTTTGCCATCCTTGGCCAAGATCACGGCATTGGCCGGGTCCAGCTCTTCCTTTGCTGCTGGTTGAACAGGCTCGCTCTTTGGTTCTGCGCCTTTGTCTGCATCACTGACGGTCGTGGGCGCGCCGTCGTCTTCCGGCTTGGTGCCGGTGTCGCCCTTGCCGCCCTGTTCATCGAGGGCGGCGTGATACAGCGCCAAAGCGCTGGTTGTGTCCTGGTGCAATTCCGTAGTTGTCATTTGGTCCCACCACATATCGCCGTGGCCGCAAGGGCGGATTGACGGGGCGCCATGCGTGGGTTGGTGCCCTCGCCCGGTGCCTCGCCGCTCCTTGAATCAGCACCCTTCATCAGAGCGCTACATCGCTCGGGCTTGCGCCTTTGCTTGAGGCTCGAATGTGCTGATTGGGGTGTTTTTGGACAAACCAGACTGGGGGGATAGAAGGCAGCGCGGGTGTGAAAAAGCCGCCTCGGTGGGCGGCTTGTCGTGGGAGTGGTGATGCACTGCCCTGCTACGCGGAAACGCCCTCCAGGTTGTCAGTGGTGGTGGGTGTCTCGATACCCTCCATTCCCTGCTCGGGCGCTTGTGGCACTGGTGGGAATGTCGGGCTGGTGTTCTGTTGCACACCAGGTCGCAGCGGCGCGGGGCCTGGCTGCACCGGGATTGGCACAGGCCCGGTTGGGTAGTTGGGGTCATCGCCGCCGGGTGACGGCTTTTTGTACCCCGCGGACTGCATGATGGCGTCCGCGATGGGCGCGATCTGCGGCATCTGCGCCACTTGCGCCCCACCCTGCATGGCACTGTAAGCGGCCGCTACGCCGGTCTGCACCGCCTGGGCCATGATCTGCTTGATCTGCGCCTCGCTCACGCGCTCCTTCATGTCCAGTTCTCGCGCCTTGATGTCGTGGCCTGCTGCAACCAGCGCCTTCTGGATTTCCTCTTTGATGCGCTTTTCGACGGCCTCGGGGGTTTCCTGCTGGGACACCGCCCGGATGGCGCGCACCACATCGCGCTTGAATGGCATGTCCATGAGGGCCACCATGAAGGGCAGCACTGCGGCCTGGTAATCGGGCGGTAGCGACTTGGTGGTTTCGCCCAGCGTGCGCAGTTGGTGCGCGCGGTAGCTGCTGCTGTTTGGCACATCCGACAGACTCACTTTGAGCATCGTCCGCATCAGGTCGTTGGACAGGTAAGCCATACCCGTCACTGGGTCCACCTCGGGCTTGTTGAGCACGATCACCCGGTCCTCGGTTACGCCGTCCTGGCCCTCGATGGTCACAGTCTGCTGCTTGCTGCCCCAGTCGGCCACGATCAGCGCCATCAGCAGCTCGCCCACACGGGTACGCGCCACCTTGTAGTTGCCCATCAGCGTGCCCAGCGATTGATTCGTCTGCTCCACCTGGGTCATTTCCTGCACGCCACTGGTTGCGGTGCCGCTCTTGCCCTGGAATCCGCTGGTGATGACGCTCACGCGCTCAATGGCCTGGCGCGCATCCTGCAGCAGCTGGAATTGCTGGTCGTTGAGCTGGAAATCCCGGTGCACCTTGAACGTGGCGCCCTGGCGCGCCATGTGGTCGGGGTCAAGAACGATATCCGCATCAGGGCGCGCTATCTGCTGCCGGAATTGGGCATCGGTCATGGCCACGGCACCCTTGGTGCGCTCCGTCCGCACAACGCTCATGCCCCAGCGCAGCTTGCCAGTGCCGCTGTTAACGCTGTCCTGCTGGTAGATCAT